AGAAGCGATCAACATATCTAAGATCTCAAGATCAATCTCTAAAGAGATGTACTCAGACATTACAGCTGTTAATTCAGCTTCAGCATCCAATGAATGGTAAGCATTCAAGTCTTGAGCGAATTCAGGAGTCCATTGAGATTTCAACTTCTTAGTTTTAGCTACGATAGCTTCAGATCTCATTTGAACGTTGATTTGAGGAATTACAATGCTAGTAGCAGATTCTCCGTTAGGAGTAGAATAAGAAGCACCAGCTTCAAAGTCACCTCTTGCATTGTCTTTAGTTACTTTGTTGTATTCTACCAAATAAGTGAAAGCACCTGCGAAAGAAGCTAACGCTTTGTTGATGAAGAATACTACAGAAGTACCACCGGTTGAACCAGAAACGTAAGTGAATTGTTGTAACACATCACTGAAAAGTACAGTTGAACCAGAAGTTAAAAGGAATCCTCTTACTCCTAATAAATCTACATCAGCAGAGATAGAAGAAGTTGGAACAGCAACACGAGTGATAGTTTTAGCAGCAGCAGAAGCTGAGTAATCACTGTCGAAGTTCAATTCAGACCAAGCAGCAGAAGCTGATGAAAATGCAGCAACTGAAGAAGATACTGAAGAAGAGAATTGGTTAGTAGAGTAAGTGAAACGACCAGCTCCGTATAAAGCACCAGTTGAGGTGTTACCGAAGTTAGCAGAAGAGTTACCATACATTGAGCTATCTCCAGGGAAAGGATTCTTATCAGTTCCGTATTGGAAATCTAAGAAGAATACAAGACCTGAAGGTAAATTCATTGGCTGAACGCTAACGAATTCTTTAGCAGCGATCTGTCCGAATACCTTTCTTACTAAAGGTAAAGCGATACCAGCCCATTGCTCACCAGTACCAGTTGTGAAGCTAGCACCAGTTCCAGTTTGTGATTGCTCAACAACCAATTGTTTTGCTTGGTTCTCAAGAATCATTGACATATTATTCTTTTCAGTCTCACTACCCATACCTTCTAAAAGGCCTGTAGCACCCCATTTTTTTGCCAATCTAGCAGCGTCAGATTGCAAAGACTGCCATGGGTTAGCAGATTCTAATAATGATTGTACGTTTGACATTTTTATTTAATGTAGTTTTTTTGTTTTATTTTAAGCCTGCAAGTTTTCTCATTCTTTCGAATACCGGATTTACTTCTACCACAGGCTGTTTTGGTGAAGTTCCGACGGGTTTTGAAGCAAACCCTTTGCTTTCTCTTACCAACTCTTTTTTGTCTGTTTTGTTTAAACCAGCACTTAGAGTCTCGTAAACTAACTTAGCTTCTTTTACTGTTTCAGCATTATCAAATGCAGCAAGTACTTGTACTTTTTGTGCTTCTGATAAGTTCTTAGCTTTGAAAATTTTGTTAGTGTAAAGTAATTTAGAATTAAGAAGATTAACTTCCTGTAATTCTGATCTTAAGGTTTTAATTGCTTCTAAAGCTTCAGCTAAGTCGTTTTCAAGAGTTCTCATTTTTTCTGTTTCTCTCTCTTCTTTCTCATCTTCTACTTTTTCTGCCATAATTTTACCTGGTTCTTCTATAGGCTCTTCATCAGCTTCACCTAAGTCTACAGTTTCTTCTTCTCCGGGCTCTTCTTCTGTTTCTTCTTCGGCATGTTCATGTCCAGCTTCTAGCTCACCAGCTTCAATCATCTCGTCAACCACACTTTCAATAAACTTTTCCAAATCTTCGGCAGTCATGTTATCGAAGTCGATTTCTTCTTCCTCTTCAGTTTCTACTTCTCCGTCAGGCATTTCCTCAGTTTCTTCTTCTGATTCATCTTCTAACTCTCTAAGTAATTCTTCAAGGTTGATTTCCTCCATAGAATCAGCATCTTCGTGTTTTACTTCTTCCATGTGAGTTTCATCTTCTTCTTCCATTTCTGACAATTTTTGTTCAAGCATTGATTTCAAGTGAGGAGTGAAGGCTTCCTCTAATGCAGCTTTAGCATTAGTGATAGCTACTTCCTTTACAGCTTTTGCATCAGCAATCGCTTCTTTTAACAATTCTCTGTTTGTCATTTTTTCCTAATAATAAGTTTGTTTTGGAAATACGCTTAATATAAAGAGCGTAATAAGTGTTTGTGTAAAAATTGGGGGTACCGTATTTAGAACCGGTACATATACTCATAAATAGTATTACTTTTTTCAAAAATAAAAACCCCCCGGTTTTAAAGGAGGGTTGGTCTAAGGAACTGTTACCCAAGGAGGGGTTAGAGTATCTTATCTAGTTTATTTCTATTTCCTTTATAATTTTTATACCCGTACTGTTCTGCAATCTTACCGGTTATAAAAAGTGGCTGTAAGTTTTTATAGTTAAAGCATTCCTTTTGTTCTTCTACATCCTCTAAGTTATACGAAGCACAGGGTCTTATATGATCAATCTCCCATACTTTGCCATGATTGCTCCAATTCATTTCCGGTAAAAACTGTTTTTCCAAATGTTCGACCGCTTGCTCTATTGTACAGCCAAGAAGTGTTATTGCTGAATGTTTTTTATTTACATTTCCTCCGGAAGTGTGTCTCTTTATTGCATCTAGTAGTCTTAACCTCAGTAGGTATTTTACCTTGTGGTTAGGATCGTTCTCTTTTCTACTTTTACTATATGCGTTTTCCCATTCTTTACCAGTTAGCTGCCTCCATTTATCATGAGCTATTGCAGTACAGACTTTACATCTTGCTGCTAATCCATACTTACCTGCTTTTAATTTACTATACTCTGCAAATGTTTTGACTTCTTTGCAAGTTGTGCAGGTCTTGTATCCCGGTAAATCTGGTGTTTTTAAACGGGTTGGTGACTTTTTACTATAGTAATGCTTATCATGATTTACTTTACAGCAAACCTTACATTCTCTTTGTAAACCGTCTTTTCTAAGTTTATTTCTGCTAAACTTTTCAACAGATTTTGTTTCTTTGCAGGTTGGGCATGTCTTTTCCATCTATTATAAATAGTTGGATTTTGAAAAAGTATGTTGGGTTTTATTAAAATAATGGACAGTTGCCGTGTGCGCAAAGAATTTCTCGAATGATCTCGTTAGCTTTTGTATAGTGTGTATTACTTATAGTTAAAGATTCATTCATACTCTGCTTACCGGTAGGATACATCCAAGATCCAGGATTTGATGGAGTAGATACAAAATCGAAGCATAGTAATTCAAAATCCGGCTGTACTTCTAATGTTTCTCCCATCTGTTTAACTGATCCCATTCCTCTTGAAGAAACTCCAACAGTGATTCCTGACTGTATTAATGCTTTTAGAATATTACCTGAAGGTGTTGGAAGGATTTCAATCTTACCCATAATGTGATCACCGTCCCACCAAATGTCTTTAATGTTATGACATACGTTCTTAAGGTTAATTACGGTAGATTCTGGATGGTCTAATTCACCAACTGCTCTGTTTTGCTTAACAGAATCCATATACTTATTGATTTCCCTGTCCCAGATCTTCTTGCTATAGTATCTCCCGTTGCCGTTCTTTACTTCGGCAGTAGCTAAGATACCCTCAACAAGAGGCATTCCGGATTCACTTCTACCCTCAGTTAAGGTTACTGTGCTGGGTTTAAATGAGATGGTTTCAATAAGTAAATTTTTGTTCATTATTAATATCCTTTTTTCTTTAACACGCTTTTCATTGCTTCTTGCCAAACTGGTTTCTTTTCTTTAGCTTCATCAATGATTTCTTCTCCACCTGCTGCAGTTGGTTTTACGCTGTCTCCAGAAACTCTCTTTGCTGCTTTAGCTTTTTGAGCTTCGTACATCTTTTTCTTCTTTTCAAGTACAGCAATATCTTTCTTAATTTCTTTTACTGTGTTTTTATCAACCATTTCTTTCATGTCTTCGCTTTCAGTCATGGCTAATTTGTTTTTTAGTTCTTCGATTTTTTCTTGAACTTTGTTTGCTTTATATTCATAAGCAGCAACTTCACCTAACTTTTCAATTTCCTTAAGGTGCTTTTCAATTGCTCTTTTCTTAGCTTCTGTTAAAGTATTCATATTTTCTTCTAGGGATTCATGTTGACTAGCAAAATAAGCTTTTAGGCCTTTTTCTGCATCTTCTTTAGTATCGTAATGTGCTTTCCACATTTTACCAGTTTTACCGGAAAGGATTCTCCACTTGTCTCCAACTTTTTTAATGTTAGAACCAGGTACTTTATCTTCTTCTAAAGAAGAACCTGTTGCTTTTTCATAAGGAGGTAAATCTTGTTCTGTCCAACCTAAATAACTTCCGTATCTTAGAGCAGTTGTGTAGTATCTTTCTGCTTTTAAAAAGTCTCCTTCCCCGTAAGCTTCAAGCCCCTTGTCGTAGTTGTAATAAGCCATCTGCTCATCCTCTTGATCAGCATCATAATCCCCATCAGAGCTTCCGTAAAATACCTCGTTTAGTTTAACTGGTTCCATTCCGGATGATTTGTATTTACCTGTTACTTCTTTAGTTGGACCTAAACCAGGAGCATCCTCAGTATATCCGATGCCTTTAATACCAAATACTCCATCTTTAATGTAGTGCATTGGATCTTTTTCAAGGTTCTTAAATACGATCTTCTTAAGTTCCTCTTCTGTCTTATCTGCATTCTTAGGATCTTTCATTTCAGCATAATACCCTTTTAGTATTTCTGCTGTTGAAATGTTATTGTTATTTGATTTATCTTCATAATCATACCCTGCAATTTCTTTTTCTTCAACAGATTTGTCGGTCTTTTTAAGGTCTGATTTTATTTTTTCTGTGTTTTCATTAAAGATTTTAAACCAGTTAGGTTCGTTTTCTCTTTGTACTAGTACTCCGGTTATACCTTCTGAGATAATTCCTCTTTCGGTCAAGTTGTGAATTGCTTGATCAAATGTAAGTGCACCAGTTACTACGTTAGGAAACATAGTTCTAGCTTCCTTAATAAAAAGTTCTTTATTACCTTTACCTTCTTTAATAAGGTTGTATTTATTTTGTAGGCTTTTCATATGTTATAAATATCTATAAGTTATTTCCAAAGGTCTTTATATTCCATTCCCTTGGCTGCTTTCCTGGTCTTAGCTTTGTCTACAAGTTTCCACCCCATTTTTAGGTAGTAGTTACGTGAAGTACCTTTAGCATTCTTATTAGGATTAAAAGCATAAGGGGTGTTATAAGCACCAGCAGCTCCAGAGGTTGATTCTTCCTCAAGTAATTCTTTAAGTTGGTGCTTAAACTGAGTCCTAGTCATGGTTATAATTGATTGACTAGTTCGTAGTACTGTAGTAAATCAATGATTGAATCATTGGTTACTTTTTCAGTCTTAGAAACTGGTTTGATGTACTTTAATACTTCGACAAGTTTAATTTGCATTACTTTGTCTGCATTGGTTTTAATTTTCTGCTTAAGTAAATCTCTCACCTCTACAATCTTGATATTGTAATACTCTTTTAATTTATCTGTATTATCAACAGAAGTAATAACTTCTCTTAGAATGTCTTTCTGCTGGGTGTTTAAATGATCATACTTCTCATTAAATTTTTCAAGAAGTAATTTATAAGTTAATACTCTTAAGTCTTTACCGTACCCTTTATATTCTTCAAGTAGTGTATCTGCAGGTAGGGTAGCAGGTGCTTTAGTTAAATGCTCTAATAATGTAAACTTATTATTGATTACTACTTGAGGAGCTACTTTTTCTGAAGATTGATTTTCAATCAAGTTGTTTAATGCTGCAAATATTTTGTAGTTGTTTACTTTTACTTTGAAAAATTTCTCAACATTGTAATTATCTCGAATTTCTTTTACTAGGTTGTATTTTTGTTTTCTGATTTCTGATCTTTTTAACTTTGTTGAGGTCTCAACTAGAGTATTAATAATCATCTCAGCTTTTGATTCACTAAGGTTCTTAAAAGAAGTTAGTTGCTCGTATAATTTATACTCTTTTCCTAATTCTGTATTAACAAAATACTTTTTTAAGATATTGATAGCGACAGAATTTTTACCTTCTAACGTATCAGAGGTAATCTGTCTTACCAGAAGTTCAAAAAGAAGTCCTGTGTTCTTGAATTTCGAGTGTTTGATTTGCATCAATGTGTATTTTCTAATAAATATGTATTAATTTTTATTCCCTAATTTGTCTTTCATCTAATAAACTAGATGCTTTCTTTTCTGCTTCAAAAATCATCTTCTTCTTTGCTGGTATTTCTTCCAACACTCTGGTGTATTTAGAGAATTCTCTTCTGGTTGCTTCTAAGGCATAAGGTGAAGTTTTATCTCTTCCATATCCTTGCTGGTCATCAACTTTGTTAGCTTTTCTACCAAGTCTATCTTGTCCTAGAGGATCATCTGTACCGTTAATGAACGATGCTTTTTCTTTAGGACGTCCCATTTCAGGTTCATCTTCATTGTATCCATCAGGTACGTTACCGGGTCTAGTGTAGACTCTACCCTTACCATAAGCTGTTGCAATGTCATGAGGAGTACCGTAAGTCTCTCCAGATTCTAAAGGATCATTTCCTTCATTTTCAATCTGAGATAATCTGAATTTACGTTTAGCATCTTCTCTAACTAAGTCTCTCATTTCTTCATATTCATCTTGACTTAAGTGGAAGATGTTGTCGTAAATCCAATCTGAAGAAATCAATTGAGATTCCATCATCTGGGTAGCGAGATCCATTTTTTCTTTTAGTAATGCTACTCTTTCTTGATCATAGATAATAGAAGGAGTTGTTAGAGATAATTCAAAGTTAGTTAATGCTTCATCTCTATATCCTTGAATGTACAAATGAACAAATGCAATCTTGTACAGTTCAGAAACTATAATTCTCTGTATTTTTTCAATGGTTCTACCAAAGCGAATATCTTCTGCAGCCAATGTAGCTTTTCCTTGTAATTTTTCATCATAACCAAGGAATGCTTTAGGTATTCTTAAGGCAGCAAATAACTTATCTCTTAAATAATTAACGTCTGTAATACCGTCATACTGTAATCCGCCTAAGGTTTCAATCTTAGTTGATGTATCGTTTCCTCTCATAGGGATATAAAAATCCTCCATAAGGTTCTGCATGTTGTATTTAAGGTTATACTCACCTGTTTGCTGGTCGATGTAAGGAGTTCTCTTCATTTTAGAGATTGCCTTCTGCATAAATCCTTCTACTTCATTTGGAGGAATACCACCAACGTTCATATAGAAAATACGCTTCTCAGGAGCTCTTACAATTCTATGAACTAACATTGCATCTTCCATTAAAGTATACTGCTTAAATAATTTTCTAGCAGGTTCAATGTAAGAACGGCCATAAGGTAAGAAGTTTACATCTGTTAAAAGACGGAAATGAGCTATTTCGTAGTTATCAAAATAGATAGATTTGCCATCATGCTGATTAGGAGTCTTAAAGTATCCATAAGTATCAGCGGCTAGACCGTCTGGGTCATAACGGAATCTAACAGCAGTTGGATTTTCTGGGTCATAATGTTCTTGTCTTTCTATGTTAAATGCTGCAAAAGGAATTACATTGTATACGCCAAACTTCTCTGAAGCTTCTAGTTTCAAGAAAAAGTCGCCGTATTTACACATATTCCTAATCCACCAACTTAAATTAAACTCAACGTTTAGTACATCGTAAAATAAGTTATAAAGGATTTTTTGCACATTCTCATCATTTGATCTAATATGCAATACTTCTCCCATATCATTCTTCAAAGTAGATTCTTCTGAAAGAATATCTAAGGCTGAAGCGATGATTGCATCAGTATCCATAGCATCGTATTCAGAGTAAAGCTGGGTTCTTAAAGTCTGATAATTAAAAGATGACTGATAGCCGTATAGAGATGTTGGAGATGTTGTGTAAATTCTATTATACCTTGCAACCAGAGAGTTATTCTCTAGCTCTCCAGACATCTGAATTTGATTTGTGTCGGCGACTTTAAGTTGATCACCCCCAACATTCCTTATAATTACGTCTGTTGAGAATAGTCTACGTAGTCTCGAAAATACACTAGTGTCTGCCATTACTATTAATTAATATAAGTATAAATAGTTAATAAATCCAGCTTATATCTTCTTTTCCTCCTTTTCCATTGTCTATTTCATAAGGATTTACTACATTAGACGGTAGGTAAGCTGCTTGATAAGTTGGTTTTGATGTTGTAATATTGTTTAAAATATTGCGAGTAAGGTCCATTCCCTGCTGTCGGAATTTTAAAGCAGTATCTCTAATGTACATTCCTATACCAAAAGACATTACCAGGTCATCATTATAACCGTGCTGGGCTTCTGCTCGGCCATTCTTCCATACAAACACTTTCATCTCTTCAATTAAACGCCTGGATTGAATGGTTACTGCTTTCTCATTAACATACTCTTGGAATTTACCTACTATAATAGGCCTAGTTCTTTGGTTTGTTGAGAAACCAGCTACAAGACTTGAGTTTGGATCGTATTGATCGAAGTAAGTTTCGGCTGTTATGTTACCGTTTCTAGGTGAATAGTAAAGATTAGCATAACCTCTATCAATAATAGTCTGGATTGTTGACCAACCTACAGATGCATTCTCAACTACAAGTAAAGCATCATTATATTCACTAGCAATTCCGACAAGTAAATGTCCGAACTCCTTAGTTCCTAGCTGTCCTCTATATTCCCCTACTTGAACATTGTTCTCAATATCAATAATATGGAAGGCAGAATAGTCTTTTCCATCACCTCTTGCTACGTCGGCTACTACCATATAAGATCTTGAATAGTCTGCCGGTTCCCAGATCCATAAATTCTGGTCAGCACCACGTCTTTCCATTGGTTCTTTAACGTAGGTCTGTTGATAGAACTCTAAATACTCACCGTAAAAGACTGTATCCCCTGAAGTACTAAAATCACAATCACACTCCTGTGCTGCAAGTCTTGGATCTCCAAGTAATTCATCTTGTCTTCTTCTCCAATCATCGTTTCTCTCCGGGTGAACGTACCAAGGTAATTTAATTGGTAGGAAATCATTCTCTCCAGATTCAGCTCTTACCCAGGTTTGGTGAAACCAGTTACCGGTACCGTACGGAGTTGATAAAACTATCGCTCCTCCTCCGGTTGCCAGGGTTTGCTGAGCTGATGCCCAGGTTTCTGCAATGTTATCAATGAAGGCTGCCTCGTCAATTAACAGCAGTGATACAGCTTCTGAACGTGCAGAGTCTGAATTTGATGATTTAGCTTGTATTTTAGATCCGTTTGATAGTCTTAAAGACAGTTTATTGTGCTCAACTGCCGGTACTGTTAACCAGGATGGTAGGTTTTCGTACATAAACTGCACTTTTGATACAAGATTTCGTGCAGTTGCCTGTGTTGTTGCAAGGGTTAGTACGTTTTTATCCTTGTGAAAAAGCATTAACCATAGTGCATATCCTGCCCCTAAAGTGGAAATACCTAACTGTCTTGACTTTAAAACAATAGAATACGGGTGATCTTGGAAGTGTTTTAATACTTTTTCCTGAAAAGGGTATAGGTGAAATAAGATTCTACCTCTTTGAGGATGCTGAATGTAGCAGTATTTTTTCATAAAATGTACCGGATCAACGACACATTTAACGTACTCCTGCCTGATTATCTGTTTTAAATCTTCACTCATAATTAATAAAGAATTCCCATAATAAGAATAATACTAGATACTCCGTATGCAATATACTTCTGTAATCTCTGTGCAAGGTATGCAGCTTTGTATTCTTCTATGATAGAATCTTTATTAGTGATGATTTTTTTGTAATTATCTTCATTCTTTACATAAACTTGAATTGTGCTATCCTTGTATGAGAGCATGGTATCTTTGTGTTGAATAACTTGTCCTAAGACTGTGATTGAATCTCTTGCAAAACCTAGCTGCTTGCCGCAGTAAGTTCTTTCTTCTTTAATGATTAATGCCTTTCTTAATGTACTACAAGGCACACAGCATGTATCAGTCGAAACTTTCTGTGAATAGAGCGGTGATGTCATTATTAGACATAGCACCAATACGCTTAATATCTTCTTCATGTTTTTTATGTTCTTGTGCAGCAGTAACTGCGGTGTTGCTTAATCTTACATTTAACTTCTTAATTTTTTCTTCCTGAAGGTTATTCAAGGAATCATATTTTGCAATTTCTTTTTTATTAAGTAAAATTGCATTGTTAAGAGAGTCAATTGTTTTTTGGTACTTGTCTATATTAGGAGTACCTACTGTGTTTTTGATACTTAAAGTGTACATTGCTGCACCGCCAAAAACAACCAGTAAAATAATAACTATGTTTTTTATATTGTCTTTCATGACTTGTATATTTTTAATTTTAATTTTCCTTTTCCTTTAATAACACGATGCCATTCGTGTCTAAATATACATATTAGCATATTTGGTTCAAATTCCCAAGGTAGTTCATTATCAAATTGAAATTGCCAACCACCACCATGTTCTAATACCTCTACTGATCTATCTTCATCGTCACGATGCCACATAAGTTCAATAGGATCTATATTTTCGTCAAACTCACGAATAATATATTCCTCAGTAACTTCTAAGTCTTTATAAGGTTTTACTTCAAGTGACTCTCCTTGTTCCATATAATAATTTTAAATTTCTCAGGCTCTACTCCAAAAAAATTACACTTCCAATCGCTTTGTTCAAAGAAAGATAAGGAATTCCATTCAGATTTCCTACTTAAAAGAGATTTAGCTGCATCATTCCAATCTGTATTTAGTGCTAATGTTTCGATTTTTTCTTTCATTTCTAAGACTGAATCGTAGTCAAACCCGTCCCATTCGTAGTGGAAAACTTCAAAAACATTACCTTCTTTATCTACATAATCAATAGACAAATCAATTCCCCATTTCGGATTAATTTGTATGAGTTTGTAGACTAGTGGATTCTTTCTAGACCAATGTTGTAATTGACCTAAAGCAGCTCCAGTGTAACCTTTTCTTTCAAATAATAGAGCATGGTTAATATGGGCACCTTCTGTGATCGGTTCAGAAGTAAACCAGGGGTATTTTAAGGCTAGTTTATAACGGTGTTGTGAAGCAGGTGTATTGGATAATGCATACTGCTGCTCTAATAGGGTCAGGTCATATCCATTACTATCAAATAATTCAACCTCTAAGGCTGTTGGTGTCTCTAATTTACCTATGGGAAGGTTCCAATAGGGGTTAGGGTTTAAGGTATTACTTGTTAAGGTTAACATTTTCCTCCGGCATAAACCAATTTGAACACCATTTAGTAGGATCTTCAATAGGGTTACCTTGTTCGTCAACTAGTTCATTAGTCCCCATGTAATTCATATAATCTGTATTACTACATTTGTGAATACCATCTTCTATAAAGTGAAACCTACAAACATGACAACTAAAACCCACTGGGGAAAACATATAAGGTTTATATTCTTGATCCTCAGATTCTTTTATAAGATTTATTAACTTAATCATTTCTTATTTCTAATTAAAAGTTCCCCTAAAACCTCTAGTCGACCAACTTCTTTCTGAAATTCAATCGGTGTCATACTTAAAGAAATTTTACCAAGGGTTTGTTGAAATTCTTGCTCTGCTTTTTTATTATCAAATTTACCTTTTGCTGCTTTATCATAGTAAGGTAGTTTCACCTTAAAGTGATGCCAGGTTAACATTGCCAATCCTCCGGTAGATTCTGCATTTTCTGCAATTTTAGAAGCTCCTTTACCTCTGGTGGCTGCAAAGTCTTGGAATGTTTCTTTAGCTTCTTTAAGTAGGTCTAATAGTTTCATTTCTTTTTCTTTTTTCTCCAACCTCCGCCTTTTTGTTTATACCATTTGGAAGCCCAGAGATTGGCGTAGGCTGATGGATATTTATCAAACTTTGCTCTAGCAGCTGCTTTAGCTCTAGACCATAAATCTTTATTAGTTGGTGTATAATCTGATTCTAAAATTTGTAATGCTTCAGTTACTTTTGCTTTTTTAGTATTGGAAACAAATTGGCCAGATGCTTTTTTCTTCTTCTGTGCAGTGGCTGCTCTTTCAGATTTAGATAAAGACTGTGCTTTAGCTTGAGGTAGGCATCTATCCGGTCTTTGTTTATTTTTTGAAGTACCACAAGGTCCGGCTATATCACCATCAGAATCAATACGGACCCACTTCTCCTTGACCCAGTCTCTAAGGCTGCGTTCTTCTAAGACTTTTCTTACCAAGAGTTGTAGGTTTTCCATACCGGTTTATATACGTCCTTGTATCATCAATGATAAACTTGCATAAAACGGAAGTTTAATTACCGGCTGTTTCTTAGCGATGCTCTTTCTTTTTCTTGGAATTTTCATATTATCCTTGTTCAAAATATTCGTTCTCAAAATAAAGAACCTCAAAAGGATTCGAAACATTAACCAACTGAGCAGCATTCAGTAAATCTGAATACTCAGCTACTGATTCGGTTTGTATTTTTCTTAAATCTTGTAAAAAATCAAAAGTCGATAAGCACATAGAGAATATTGTCTGTGAATTTGAATTATAAGACATTAATAATCCAAGTTCCATATCGTATGCTTTATTGATGATATCTATAAGGTTTGCAAAATTTGGAATAGATTTGATCGGTGCAATAACAGGAAGTACATTCCAATCCACTAAGTATTTCTGAAGTTTTTCTGCATGTGTTAATTCGCTTGCAGCCTCTGCTTCAAAGTAAGCAGCAGCATTATTATAAGCTTTATCTTTACACCAGTTAGCAGCATTTCTATAAAAATAATGGGCAGTGTACTCATCTTTTAGTCTTTCCATCAGTAACATTACTACTTGAGGTTCTAAAGTAACAGGAAGTCTTACGTCTGTTTGAGCTGCAGCCTGTATTTCGTTTAGTGATTTTAATTTTGTTTTCATGAGATGTTATTATAAATAGCTTACCAGTATCCTGAGTAAGTTCCTTTTAAGCCTAGTAGTTTAGCGTATCTTGGAAGACGGCAAGCCCAGTATCCTGCCTTAGTTTTGTCTTTTTTGTCTTTGCAGTTGTGACGTTCAGCAAAAGCTTTACGTGCTTTTGGGTTATTGATTTTAGCTTTTAATCCTGTGGTGTCTCCAAAAGATACTTTTTTAATATTCTTAGTTTTTGGGTCTCTTACATATACGTAAAATTTCTTAGAGCCTCCACGGTGTGGTTTGTTTAACTGTACGTTCTCACCTTTGTGCTTAACTTCCTCTAAGGTATTTTCTTCTAGCATTGGTAAATCTAAAGGTACTAAGTCACCTTCAAATAAAGCATATTCTCCTAAGTTAGTCTCTAGTAGAATTTCTTTATCCTCTGGTCCAACATCAAGAATATTTCTTGCATATAAAGTTCTAGCTTCTTTCCATAAGTTTAAAAAAGCAGGAGAACCATACCGGAAAGTATTCTCAGTCAACGGCTTCTTGTTTTTAATATGGTACAAAAGGTTTTCTGATAGAGGCTGTTGGAAGGTTATTCCTTCAGTGATGATTGGAGCTTTTCCTCCACAGGTGTTACATCCACAACTACACATATATTATAAATAGTTATCTCCTGCTATTAAACCATTTTACCAGAACCTCAAACTGCTTTGGTGTGCATATGTAGTTTTGCCTCTTAATAGTGTCTAGAACATCCGAAACGAATTTGTCATGCCTGTTTAGATTAAGCCATTTCTTCCAGTGGTTCCAGGCAGCTTCTCCTTCTAAAGAAACACCTCCACTTTTAAAACGGATAGGGAATCTATCCAGACCTTCTGTAACTGTGAAGATTTGTTTATCCATTTTTACATCCCCTATTGTGTTAAGATTAACAGTTCTATAGCCTTTAGCTTTTAGGTCGTAAAGTATAATATAACCGTACTTATCAGGGTCGTAAGTTAAACCTTTTCCGGTTATGTTTTTACGTACCCCTGTTACTGTGTTAATTATTCGCAAAGATCCATCTTTTTTTCTATAGGCAATAGTGAGCATTTTACCCCTTTTACCTTTTAGTATCTTTACTAAATCTTCTCTAGAGATTGGCTTCTTACCTGGTTTAACCCCTACTTTTTTATCTACATCTGTGTCAGGATCTACAGGGGGTGTTTCCTCCCCTGTTTCTTCCTGATCTTCTGCTTCTAGAAGTCTGTATAATTCATTAATGTAATCCTCTAATAGTACCTGTGCCATTTATATTAAATATTGAAATAAGTCTGGTTTTGCAGACCTTTCTCAAAATCCCATAAAAATGCCTCTGCTGATTTTCTGGCTCCAATGTATCCTTTCTTGTGATGCCAGCTATCAGTACCTGATAAGGAGTTCATGTGTCTTGTAATAACCCCCTGGTATTCGTTAGTTGATTTTAGCTGTGTTTCTTTCTTGTGGTGTAAGTGACCTAGGTGAAATTCTCTGTAGATAGTCTTAGCCCACCCGGCTGGGTTTTCCTGAGCCATTAACATAGGTAGGTCAGAAATTTTTTCGTTATTGCCATGTGTGTAACCGATTAAACATTTACCGTAGATAAAATACTTTCTAGGATTTGCTCCATTATCGATAACAACATTTTCATTATTGTGAAACCATCCCTGTAATGAATCTCCAAGGTAGAAGCTTCTTTCATAGTCGTGGTTTCCAGGTATTACTTTCACCTCAACAGGGGCAAGTGTAGTTAGTTTTTGAATATTCTTTATCAATAATTCTCTACCCTTTCTAAATGTATTTTGCCATCTTGTATCTTCTTCCTGAGGAGTCCCTGAGGTGGTACTGTTAAAAGGATGTGAACGATCTGAATTAAAGAAGTCGTTTGAGATTGGGAAAAGGATTTTCTCTATGTTAAAATTTTTATAAGTATCGATAAAATAATCAATACAGTTGTTAAATCTTTCTGTTGCTATTTCAATATTATAATTTTCTCCAACTTCTTCATGCCAAGCAACCTTGCCAAAATGTAAATCAAAGATATTAATTTCAAGCAATTTACCTGGTTCTGCGCTAAAAGGTCTTTTAATTGCTTCTACCTTTGGAGATAATGCTTTAAGATCGTCTACAAACTGCTCTCTTAAAACCTGTAAGTCGGAGGCTGCTTGTTTTTTCTTAAGCCAAAGCTTAACTTGAAATAGTGGAGTTGTTGTGATTTTATTATCAGGTCCTTTTGCTCCTACTTCCCAAGTGTTTACAACTTGTTTTTCAATCTCCCAAATACCTAAATCAATATTGTAGATTTCAAGTAGTTTTTCAACAGTGACAATTCTATCAGTCACTTCTGATGATATAACTTTTTCCATACTAAGTTTGTTTAAACATACGATTTTAATCGGTAGAAGGCAACTTCTCCAAGCTTGTTGGTTTTACAACAAATAAAACAGAACCTACTCCATAGTTATCTAACGGCGTATTTGTATTGTCTATACCTTGATAACCCAATCTATCCAGTAGTCTATTAGATAACATTACTCCGTTATTTTTTTCTCTAACATCTTTAATAAATTTTACTAAGATGCCTATAACGGTTCCTTCTTGTAAGGGTAGTCCCAGCTCTTTTGTTATTATGTCTGTAATTTCATGTAGGCCTTCTTGTATTGCAGGATCTTGTAGATCTTCTTCTGATACTTCAGGGGCTATTTCACCTAGTTGTTTAGTAATGTCCCTAATTGTTTCGTAGAAGTTTTCTGCGTTGTCTGGTCTATATAGTTTGTATTGCGATAGGTCTATTTCTGTAATTTGAGGTTCTCGTGTTTTACTTAAGGTCATGAGATCCTCTTTAGCATTATTCAAATCTCCATAAAAGTAATAGCCGGTACCTAAATAACCTGTCATATTTCCAAAGTACCAGTTCCTACTTTCTAGAGTCTCTGTAGGGGTGTCAAAAGAACTAATACTGTAGCCCTTATGTTCTTTTGGTTTTAAATTTGTTTCTTCTTGTATCAGGGAAAATAGCAATGCTTTATCCTCAGGGTCATTTATATCTGGATAACCTTTTTTAAATTTATAGCTGTTTAATCTTATGAATTTCTCTAATGAATCCATTATGCTTCTAATTCAGGGGTTTCTTCTTCTGCCGGTAATGGTTCTTCAAGCGCAGCTTCCATACTTCCACCTCCGCCTAGAGTGCCTTCACCGCCGGTATCGGCTTCATTTTGAGGATTAACCGCTTTACCGTATTTAAGTAACCTAGCGATAGAATCTATTGCTTGATCTTCTTCCCCTAAATTTAAAAGGTAGTATTTTTTACCTTCCACTTCTGCCACCCAAGACCTACCTAAGTCTGAAAGATAAAATGAAAAGTCGTTTTCTAGGATAACTCTGAAGGTTGGTGGTTTAGGTGCTACCCAGTGTATGTCTTTAACAAATAAATTAAACTGAGGAGACATTAGATCAGTCAAAATAGATATAAGGTCAGGTACTTGATTGAGTATTTTATACTCTTGGTACTTGTTAATACCTTCACTTTTCATCTTCTTGATGATAGTCTTTTTGATTATTGATCTCAGTTCTTGTTTGTTCATTTTATGTTAAAAATACGTTATTATTTTACAAACCCGCCTTTTGTTTGAGTATGTGGCATTACTTTGTACATTTTTTTAGTGATTGACATTCCATCTTCGCTAATGTTGTCAAAGTAGTGTCTTTCTCTTAAGTTTGTAGGTTTTCTCTTTTTTAAATCAAAAGGAGTTAAGAAAGGCTTACCTTCGGAGTAAGAATGTACTGCTTGGTAGATTCCACCGTCAGCAGCTCTAACTACATCTCCAATATTTAAAGTAGTTCCTTCATCATCTCTTGCAGGTTCATTATTGACCATTAAGGGAGCAGTGTTTGAAATCGATTCTCCTTCAAGGTAGCTTCTAACAGCATTAAGGTAGTCTTCTGCCTTAGTTAGTTTAGATTGTACCCAAGATTGTAACTGTGTCTTATCACTAATAGAATCAAATAGAGATTTGGCATTTTTTACAATTGAAATTAACTGTGTTCTAGCCATTTGACCTTCGTAGTCGTATTCTTTTGCTTCTAAGATCGGATGCTTTGCTTCTGTAATAGGAGCACGGTGAGGAGTGGTTAGGTCTGGGTTCCATTCTTTAATCATGGTAATCCAGAAAGTCTTGATTGCTTTTAGGCCTGCTTGTCTAGATTCCTCTGGTATTTCTTTTAGACGTTCTTCAAACTCCATAAGAAGTTCTTCCATAGTCATTTCTACGGATGGACCAGAAACATCAACATAAGCATCGTCATCCATATTATCTTCAAAGAAGTCGTAATTTTCTTCTATAGTCTCATCTCCTCTTTGTAGGTTCTGTATTCTATGCTGTGCTGCTTTAATCTTAGCCTGTTGGGCTTTAATTTCCAAATCAGTAGCTGCTTTATCTTCTGGGCTCATTGGGCCTGCTTCCTTTAATTTACCTAATACTTTGCCGATGATTGCTTTTTGTAAATTATCTGGAAGTTTTTTCTGACCTCCTTTTAATTCTGGAGCATCATCATACTTGTCGGTCATTTCAGCTTCTTTAATAAAAGGTCTAGGACATGGAGTTCCTTTAACATGAACGTGTCCACATCTTCCGCAAAGTGTAGCTTTAGCTTCTTCCATTTTTTTCTTATCCATGGCTTGTAATTTTGCAGCTACAGCCATTTGAACTCTTTTCTCTTTAGATTTACCTTTAAATTGAGGAGCATCAGACTTTTCAAAGTCTTTAATATATTTCTCCATAGAAGCGTTTTTTCTGATGGGCATTTTATTAATAGTTTTTGTTAAAGTATCTTTGTAGTTCTTTATGGAAAGCGTAAGCAGTATCATCGTCCATTTCTCTGGAGTATTTTTTAACGACTTTTCTTATTAATTCCATAGCTTCAAGAATTTTGCTAGTATCAACCTCCCCTTCTTCAATAACCTCTTTCATGAGGTCTTCAGCAGTCTTAGTTGAAGTTTCGTCTAAGTCACTACCTACGTTAGGGTGATTTCTCAAAGATGCCATTATAGATTTTACTCCCTCTGGTGTAAAATACTTGCTATAAGTTTCGTCTAAGTATTTTTCAGCAGCAACTCTCCAATCACTTTCTTCTTCAAAAGGTAGCTCATCTTGTCTAGACCATCTTCTAAGATCTTTAAAAGATACATGAATTTCTTTAGCATTTGTTTTGTCTTTTTCAGTTCCTACAGTAATAATTACCTCTGTAGGTTCTTCTTCTGGTTCAAAATAGACATCTTCATAACTGGTAATCATACCGTGTATCTTAGGATCATATTCTGAGATGCTTTCTGGGTTACTGTCATTTTCTGCCATTAAGACGTACTTGTGTCTCCAGTCAGACATATTAAAAGGGTTGCTCATATTAATAAATAGGTTTATTTCTTTAACTTTTCAAGATATTCTATTGCTTCTTGTTTTTGCTTTAATATTTGTTCTTTATTGATCTTACTCCAATTTTCAACTTCTCCAGCTTCTGTCACAAAACCATTGTCGCTGTTGTTAATCAAATCATCAACCCAAACCTCGTAGTTGTTTATTATGCCATCAATTTCTGAGTTGTGGATACTTTTTTGATATTCTTCCCATTTGCCGGTTGCTTTTAATTTTGTTTCGAACTTAATCTGACAATCAAAGCAGTGGTGATGTATGTTGTAAAATTGAGCATCAAAGCGGTTTTTCATAAGGGTCTTACATTCCGGACAGAATAAAGGCATTTTACTTAAGTCCCTTGCTTTCTGAAGCTTAGGTATTGTTTGTTTAACTCCGCTCTTGATAGTCCACTGTCTTCCATCTTCTTCCCAAATTTCACCTTCTTGCCTATCAATAATGTTTTTTGTATAACCAGAAGAAACACTGGTCTTTTCCCCAGTTTTACCCTGTACTAGATTTCTTAATCTCTGCAGGTCTGCTTCTTTAAATTCTTTTTTTAAAACTGATTCGGTCATTTTACTTTTTTATATTTTTTCTGCTTAGTATTTCGGATACTATTTTTTTAAGTTTTTGCTTCTTACCTTCTGTACTGTGTCTTAGTTGGTATGGTATACCTGCTGTGGTCATTACTGTATCTATAACGTTTTTTAATTTTCCTCTCTGCAGGTTTCTTTCGACTGGAAATACTAGGCTGTCTCCTTCTACTTCGTAGTTAACGATATCAGGTGTTTTTATTCCTGCTTTTACAAAATCGTCAATTGCTTGTTTAGTCTTAATTGGGAATGGTTTTCCTCTTTCTTTTTCTAAGGTTGCTTTAACTCTCGGACTGCTTGGCCCAAAATAAGCTTCCATGTCTTTATCAGTTACTTTTCTACCTCTCATACTTGAAATGTAGATACCGTAGTTGTTTACATCCTCAAAGGCTTTAATTGCATCTTGAATTGTATAAGGTGCTTTTACGGTTAGTATTTGATCTCTGTCTAATAAAAGGCCAACCTGTTCTTCTTCGTTTTCAAATATATTTTTCATGTTTAAAATTGGGGTAGTGATAATGCTTTTGCTCTTTTTCTCCAAAGGTCCAAAATAGTTTCTTTTTCTTCAGGTGTTATATCCTGCATATCTAAATAGTTATTCAATACGTCCTTAAAAGGAGTTTTTGTTTTTTTAGCTTTTAAGTACATACCCTGAAGCATTGGTTCTAATTCAGATTGCAATGTAAAATAGTCCGCTTTAGAAAGTAACTCCCAGTCAATCATCTGCCTGAGGATTTTATCGTCTGGGGTTTCTTTTGCGGATACTAGGTTGACTCCCATTTGTGTTAAGTGTTCAAGTTCATGACGTACTACATCAGTCAAATCTTCGTAGATTTTAGACCAAAACTGAGGTAGTGATCTAGGATCAACTTGAAATCTAATCTCAAGGTAGGCAAAGTCTGTATCGTCATCATCGTCTTTTTCCTGCGGTTCAGCATCTGCTCCTCCATCTACCTTGTAAGTACCTTCCTCAGTTTCTTTTACCAGTAGATCAGCACTTAGTATAAAATCCATTGGCCGTCCTTTTGCATCTTGAGTTTCATATTCTTCATCAAAGCTTAAAGTACCCTCTTCTCCGTTATATTCTTCTTTCCAAGAGGCTACTATATCTTTAACAACTCTCCTAGTTAATGAATCATAGGCTCCTTCAGCAATGATCGGTTCATCATTTTGATCTCCAGGTGCAAAGCCTTTAATATTCCTAATGCTGTTATTTCCTACCCTATCATTTTCCCAGGCCCTGAAAAGCATATTACCGTTATTGTAGGCTTCACTTTCGATGTCTGCTAGGTATTCATCCTCATTGACATTCGTGGTGTTGATTCCTGTCAGTCTTCCTTCAAGGTTTTGACAGTGGTGAATCATCTCATGAGCAAAGGATCTTAAAATATCTTTAGGGTGCCTGTCGGTAATATAAAGTACAATTACTTTATTATTAGGGTCGTAATACGCGGTTCTCCCTAAGGTATTTTTTGCATTGTCTTCATCCTCTACGTATTGAACTTCAGGTGCAGGAAGAATGTTTAAACCTTGCTCAACCATGTAGTTAGTTAGTTCCTCAATAAGAGGTTCTAATTCTTTTTGAACTGGCGGTTCAAAGGTATAGTCTGTGGTGTATAACCCTTCTTTAACCGGGGCGGTAGGTAGTATAGCGACTACCATATCCCCTCTTTGTTCAAATGTAACTCCTGGGAATGCTTTGGTAATAAAAGCTTTGTATAGGTTATCTCTCTGAGTTCCAAAATTTTCACTCGATTTTTTGGAAGGTGAATAAATAATAGCTTGAGCTTTAAGTTTTTTAAGGTACTTTTTAATTATGTCTGTTATAGTAGCCATTACTTTATACATCTCACCTTTGTTAACTACTACTTTAGCAGATGAATAATAACTACCGTCAGCATCTATTAAGCCTGCTGTAAATTCAATATTCAATGCTTTAACACCCGATGTTGAATCTTTAGGTGTATACGTTAGGGATTCTAAATCTACATCGTATATTGTTCCAGAATCTGTTCTAAATCTAACATAGGTAAAGTACCCTTCTCTATCCATTTCATACCATACATACTTAGATGCTGTTGCTTCACCTACTTCGTTTAATCCTTCATTCTTAGAATGAAAATTAATAAACCAATTCGCTTGTTTTTTATCTAAAGGTGTTGCATTTTCTCTCTCCTTAAACTTCTTAGCTTTTTCAATAGTTACATCACCACCGTATGCTTTTGTAATTTTAGCTTTAAAAGTGCCCGGTGCTCCATTATCTGTCTTTTTCCCTTTATAAGTCTCGTGTAGTATAGAGTCTTCCGGAAGTAGGTCTTTTATAAGCTCGTATGTCAGTTTATTGATATCCATTTGGTATATCATATAAATAGTTACGCCTCTAACTTAACGGATGTAGGTAGCAATTCACTGTAAGGTTTAAGCTCTGGGTTTTTTGCTTTGAAGATTTCAAATAAGTGTTTGAAAAGGGTTATATTTTCTTCGTAGTTATCCCCGTTGGGTTTTAACTGCCAACCGTCTCCCTGTATCTTTTTTCCTGATTTATCTGGTCCTCTAGTAGCTGCTTTTAACCAAAGAATTCCTGTTTCTTCTATTTTAGTATCAAACAATTCATTCCACGCTTTTCTATAAACTGAAAGTTGAAGGTCGTAGCTCTCATGTAAGGAATTTGAAGTTTTAATATCTAATAGCCAAAGTTTACCGTTTAGTTTTACCACCAAGTCTCCGGTTCCCGCTACCTGTAGTTCATCTGAGAATAGATGTGTTTCTGATGCAACTAATTCTGGTTTGTGTGTTGTCCAGAAATCTACAAACTTTAGAATCATTTTCCAGACCTCTAAATTATACTTTACATTTCCATTATCATCAATCCAAGTTATTTCTTCTCCTGCTAGATATGCTTCAACTGCATTATGTACTTGTGTACCTTCTTCTCCAGCACGTCTCATAATAATATCTGCATTATGCCCTACATCTTTCATCCAGGATTCAAAAAATTTATCTTTAGGCAGGTGAGATAATACATAAGTTACAGAAGGGTAGAATACTCCTTCCTTTCTTTGGTAGTATCTAGAATCTAGAATTGTTATCTGTCTTGCTGTTGGATCTGCCTGTACTATTCTATTAATACGTTTGTCCTTAGTAATGTTGTTATTTTTTTCGATCATAATTGAAATTTTTTCTCCATTAAAGTTTTAAAGGTCAATGGAGTACTTTTATGTAGTAGTTTAGTGAATTCTACAAAACCAAGCTCTGAAGGATCTTTCTGATCTAGATCGACTAAAAATACTTCTTTTCCGTGGTTTAATAGGGTTTGGCAATACTCTAATGCTTGTTTTAATGCATCATTATCTAATGCAATAAAAACCTGTTTAACACTTGAAGATACAATTTTCTTCATAAGTTTTTCTGATAGGGTTTTTCCTAGAAGTGGAATTGCATTACGCTTGATTGCCATTGCATCAAAAGTACCTTCACATAGTACTATTGGACTATCCCAGTTTATAAGGAGGTCAAAAGCAATAATGTTCTTAGATGCCTGTGGATTTTTATATTTAATATCTGTAGGTCCGAAATTACGTCCAACAAAGTAGTTTAATGCTCCGTGTTCGTCGTAACTAGGAATAATGATCATATCACTGTAGCGACCTGAATCACAGTATCCTAAATTATAACGTTTAATGTCTGTGGGTGTTATGTTACGCTCTCTCAAATACCTCAAAGCCTGTCTAACCTTTACGTCCTTAGTGTCAGCGTCGTATAGTGCTTTATATTCTTTAGGTAATGCTAGAGCTTCAGTTTTAACTCCGTGCTCTTCTTGAAAAGAAATCTTAACATAATTCTTAAGTTCCTGGATTTTATGGTCAGGAGCAGAAACTGCTTTGAATAAACTAACTAATTTTTTACCTTTTTTGTTGCAGACCCAACAATGCCAGTGGTTAATCCCTTCCTCATTTTCCTTGAAGTTAACTTCTAACTTTGGTTTGTAATGATTACAGAAAGGACATGGATAAGAATAATTATCCCCAGATGTAGCTTTTCCTGCTCCTAAAACACTATTTACCAGATTTACTAGTAGGTGATTGACCATTAAGTAAATATATGAAACTAACCGGGAAGGTGCAAGTCTTTTCTAAAGTATTTTCCTGTTATATTATCATTATAAGAATTAGAAGTAAGTACTTCATGTTTACATTGATATTCTATCTCATAATATGTGAGTTCTTTCTTAGATTTGCAAAGTTTAAGAATTTTTCTTTCGAAGTTTTCTACTCCATGGACTTTGATATCTGCTAGAAGTTCTTTATTAGAACCCCAGTACATCATCCAATTTGATTCTTTAGTAATTATTTTATGAGTAGGTTTTCTTCCAGGTCCGGTCTGTTCTGAGATTTCTTTTTTAGTTAATTTGGTTTTTGTATTATTCCAAAATACTTTTTTACCTATGTAAAATTTTCCTGTAAGTTTGTTTTTTATTATGTATACAAACCCAAACCAATCCTCCGGAGAGAATGGGTCAATATAAATCCATTTCTGGGTCATTATCTGTCTATGTTGATTATTATGTTGGTATCTGTTACGTTATTTAACGGTAACGGTTTTGCAAGTTTTGCAACTGCAAGTAAGTCTTGTTTTTCATTATAAAGCCCCACTGTAGTTACATATGGGTTAAAATAAGAACCTGTTACAAAGTCATACACTATTCCATCTGTTGATCCTGATATTAAGCTAGGGTTCAAGCTGAAATTAAACTCAGATGAGTTTATAGTGCATTTATATTGTGTTTCAAAAATAGTGTACGAACTAGAGAAGGAACAAGTAACGTATGGGGAACTTATGAATCCAGGTATAAAATTAGTATCATTTCCACCATAAGTATCTACTCCGTAATTTGCTGTTCCATAAAAAGAACCTGAAGATGCATCTGATGTTATTACAGCTATTCCGTGCTGGTATGTGATTATCCCGCAAAGTTCATTACCTACTGTTATTAAATTACCATTACCGTCGTCTGTAATACTCCCTGAAGGTCCTTCTAGTTTAAAAGATCCTGGTTGTATTTTTTCTCCAAATAATTTAGTGGGTATTGAAATTACTCCAATCACTGCATCAGAAGCTGTTGGAAAATACCTCTGGTAGGTTAGGGTGTTTTGTAGGTAATTCTCATAACGGCCAGCACTTGAAGTAGGTCCTACTAATACGTTTCCTGTAGGGTCATTTCCTGGGATTGTGTATGGGGTAGAAACTGGATCTCCGTAGCTTGAACTAAGGTAATTTGAATAATATAATTCCTTTATTGAATTATAAATTAACCTCTTGTATTCCGTAGCTACTTGTCCGGTTGTGCTTTCACTTAGTGAAAATAAACCTTGTATGTTCTGTCCTAAAAATCTATCAATACCAACATCAGATCCAGTTAAAGCAGCTGCACCTTTAAAAGTAAACGCTTTGTTTACTTCAAAGGGAGTTACTATGATATCCGAAGCCAGTAGTTGTTTGTATGCACTCATTCATTTTAGAAATCAAGCTTAACTCTAATCAAAGATTCTTTTGTAAAGTCTTTAACCAAAGGCTTAGACAATTTTGCTACTGCTAATAAATCGTTAGTATCGTTGTAGAATCCTACAGTTGTGATGTAAGTCTGTGGTGAGTTAATAAATGCACTGTATAAAACATCTCCTGTTGAACCTGAAATAAATGATGGGTTCTCAGAATAGTTAAATTCGGCATTTCTTGATCTTACAAACACATAGTCAGAAGTTACTGTTTCTTCGCTGTTTAATTGGAAGGAAGCAGCTCCAGAAATTGCTACAAAGATTTTTTGTATGTTCAATCCATCTGCATCTGAAACTCTATAAGGCTCAAGGTTGATTGACTGTGATACTGCTAATGGGTTTAGAATAATGGTTGCAATATCCGGTAAGAATAGTCCATAAGATCCTGAAGAAGGTGAGTACCCTGTTCCGCCGTTATAAGATATTCCATTTGATCCAGAAATGATTTGGTAAACTCTACCGCAATCTAAATAAGTATCTGTCGATACCATTCCAGAATTATCTGTTAATGAAATAGTACTACTTCCGCTTTTTAGCTGTAAATTAAAAGTACCTTTTAGTAAATGCTCTTTATATCTTGCTCTATCAACTGATATTGCCCAGAAATCAGAAGCAGTTACTGTACCGAAAATAAACTGTGCATTTTCATCTCCATACACTAAATTACGGTACTGACCATAAACAGTTCTTGTTGGAGATGCTCCGGGTACTAGGTCATTATAGTTTGCACTTCCTGAACCTGCTTTATTCCCATATGCAATTGCAAATTGAACTGCAGATCCTGAAGCTGTTGAACCAGTTTGGTAAACATTTTTATAGTATGAATCATTAGTAGATGATACTGATGATGTCCAGAAAGTACTTAATATAGGACTGTTAGTAGACCAGGCTGTTGCTGTTACTGAATCTATACTTACTAGAAAATCTTCTGGGTCGAGTCTTTTATATGACATGCTTTATATCTTAGTTTGTTTTAACAATTGTTACTGGGATTTGTAATCTTGCTCCTGAATCTCTTCCTATTACTTGTAAGGTTGCAGATAATGAAGTATTTGATCCGAATAAGGTATTTACTGTGGTTGCACTTATGTTTAAAGTAGTTCCAATCACTGTCTTAGATACATTAGTACCTACGGTTGTGGTTGAATTTAAAGCAACAACGTCTGGTGTATTAATTCCTACTCCTGTAAATGAATTAAATAACCTTACATCAGAGATTGTGAATGTATATCCTGAAGCTTCGTATAATGAAGTTTGAGAAAGGTAGTTTAAAGTTTGTGGAGTAATTGCAAGACTTGCTCCTTGTTTCAAAGTGATTGAAGAATAACCAATATTCAAAACTGGCATTCTAGCAGTACCTCTAGGTAAGGTTACAAGTTTGTATTTCATGATTTGAGTTTCATCAGGAAATGCTTCTAAAAGAGGCATATTCTCGATTGCTTCTCCGTAAAATGCAGAACCTGATGGCTGTGAAGGATTATAAAGAGTATAATCGATTTCATCGTCTGATAATGCAAATTGTGTAATTCTAAAAGAACCATCACCCTTGGCAAGAAGTTCTCTTCCTTTCTTGGTTAAAATTGCATCTACTGTAACTGCAGTATTATTTAGGTATGCCATAATATATTATAAATATGTGAATGTATAAACTTTTATGAAATAAGGCCAGCTGCTTTTGCTATACTTATCGGATCATAGTTTGAATTAAAGTTTTGAGGTATTAATAAACCGACTTCTCCAGATGTTATGTTGATTTGAGGGTTAGTTGAAACTACCACTGTGGTTTCATCTGGTATACGTCTGAAGATTCTATAACTCTGGTTTGCACTATCGTTTAGAACTATACTACCTGAATTTATAGTTTGTGTAAGTACTAAGGAGCTAGTCTGGCTCGCAGTAGGAGCTGTAATAATAGTTCTAATTGTGTATAGATCTAAACCACTAAAAGTATTATCTAGAGAACCGCTATCTGAACTAGAACCGGTTGTACCTAATCTTACATAGTCATATACTTGTAAAGGTAATAGTGTATCTGTATATTGTGTGATTCCTTTGTTTGTATCTGTGTATACTGGGAAGGATTCTGTTTTTGTATTGTAGAAGTAAAAAGTTTGATTGACTGAGTCTGGTCTAAAGTATTGTACAGGTCCTAGATTTACATCACTTTGAGTAATCATTGGAAATAACCAGTTTTGATAATTATCAATCAATACATTAACAGCAGATGCTGTAAAATACACCGGAGTATAAGTTCTTGTTAAATTATCATTAGTCCATTTCAAAGTGAATTGTCCGATATCAGATCCGGTCTTAAATAAAATAGTTTGGTACCTAGCTCCTCCTTCTATAACGTTTAAATTATTGTATGTATTTTCATTACTAACATCTTTAGAAAAAGCAGTTATAATATCCCCTTTTTTAAAGATATTAGACACAAAATTTAAATATTGACCTTTACCTGTTAAAGGGTATATTTCTCCTGCTGTATTAACGATACCTGTTAATTTAAAAGTACTACCGCCTGGGTATTCTGGGTTTGTAGATGTATTGTTTGAGAATATAGCGAAATAGTCTGTAAAATTATCGATAGGGTATCCCGGTGCTTGACTTTGAGGAGCAAATAAACTCCCTGTATTATATTGTCCGGTATTTTTTACCCCTTGATACCTTACTCTGCTCCAAGAGCTTCCTGAGCTGTAATTTGAATCTTGAATTTCTGCTTTGTAAGCACTTCCAGATAAAATTAAAGAATAATTTGTAGGAACGTATGCATTTGCTCCATAATCAACATCTTCATAGAAAATAGACTTTCTACTTTCAGAAACGTTGTTTAATAATGGTGTAGTGTTTAATTCATAAACTAACTGTGCAGTTACAGATGATCCAGAATATTCACCGTTGTAAAATTCATACTGTGATGAATTAATTTGATCTACAATACCGGCCTTAGTGTTTAATGAAGAAGACCATGATTGTGTTAGATTGGTTAATACGTTAACTGATCCTCCGGCACCACCTGTGAAAACCTCGATAGACCCTGTTTGATAATCTCTGGCTGCAGATGTTACAGATGCTGTATATTCAGGTTGGGTATATGAAGTTTGAGCCGGTCTCTGTCTGTTTCTTTCGAGTAAGTGTTGTTTAATAACAACTCCGGTTGATACTCCTGCTCTTGCAGGAATAAAATCTTTTATCATTCTAAAGACTGCATTGTCAAAGTATTTTGCAAGTCTTGTATAATCATTCCAGTTGTAGGAATCAGAGTACTTTTGAAAATAATTTCTAGATAAAGAGTCTAGGTCTGGGTAGATTAGAGAATCTGAACTTATATTTCTAGGATCTCCGATATACTCCCCTAGGTTGAAATACCCTAAAGATGAATTTATATCATCATTGATTTCATTTTGAGGAGATAGAGCAATCTCAACATAATTTACATCACGGGTATAGCTACTTTCTGAAGTTGCTTTTTGTTGGATTGAGCCTAATGTTGATAATATTGTATTTTCGGGTAGGTTGTTAGAACCGGTAGGTGGTAATATTACTGTACCTAAGTGAATCTTATCAGATACTGCATTTTGAATACCTACAGGTACTTGATCAAAGAATACTGTCTCTACATTCGGTTCGTAGTACGGTGTTGATTTTATATAAAATGTACTTGTTCCTGAAAATGAAGAAGTGGTTGTCCAAGTACCGGAAACTTTTGGATGTACTGAGATAGAACTAGTGTATAGTTCTCCTCCTAGGGTTGCTCTAAATGCTAATTCATCTACTGAGCTTGTAAAGCTATTACCTTCAATCGAGCTAGGATTCATCACATAATCATCGAAAACGCTTTCACTTAATGCGTTTTTATAGTATCTTATTTCTTGTAATGACCCTGTGAATAAGTTGGCAGAGAAAGAAGAACTTCCAAAGAATGACTTAGTGGCTGTAGACCATCCGCTAGTACCTGTAACACTTGCTTCACCTTGGAATCCTAATGTATTACCGTCTACGCCGTTGTAAATTTTATTTTTAGCATAGACTGTGAAGTTTGAACTTCCGTTATTATTAATTAACACAGACCACCAACCTCCATCAAAGAACGGTAGGTAGATACTGGCTGTTGTATTTAGGTTGGATGCGGTTGGGTAAAATTCAAGAATACCGTACTGATAATACGGGTCGGTTGTAGATCCTGAATAAGATCCTGAGATCATTCCTGAACCTGTATATTTTAAAATTAAACCTACTTTGTTATCTGTTGACCACAAACTCTGTGAGTAATATCCTACTGCAGGTAAACCCGGGGTTTTAAATCTAAATTCAACTGCACCCGGTCTGTTACTTGCAGCTCCCCAATCTGAATTTAAAACAAAAGAAGAAGTTATGTAATTTGATCCTGATGTGGTAAATGCATAGTTGAATTCTGATTGCCAGTTATCCCAGGTATTACTGTTTTCATCTTTTCCTCCAAATTCATTTATTCTTAAAATTGTATCTGGAATACCGAAACAATTTAATAATACTTTTAATCCTGCAATGGTTCCTTTTTTCTTTAGTAGGAATGGGAGGTTGTGGTAGAGTCTTTTGTAAACTAATTTTTGGGCATCATTAAAAGGAGTAGTGTCTGCAGACGCAGTTACATAGCTTGTAATTAATTCACTACCTGTTGGCGGTAGAGTTGAACCTCCTGGTGTAATTCCTAGGTAGGATGTGTACAAGTCTCCGTTTGAGAAATTACTTTCGTATAAAGTTATTCCGTAGGATCTTAATGCATCCGCAACTAAGTCTATTGAAATACCTCCACCTAAACTATTATCACCGTCTTGTCTATTTTCAATTGCTTTGGTATATAGCCAAATTTGATCAAACATCTGACCTACTTCTTCGTTGAAAAGTTTGAATTGATCGTTGTCTGCATCTTCTGTAATATAGCTTGGGTATATGTTATAGATGTAGTTTTGATTGAACTCATCATACAAAGAAGCAGAATTCAATTGACTGGTATACCAAGTTATAACCTGAGAAGATCCTGTGGAGTATAGTAGGTAGGGCTTAGTTGATGTTGATTTTGGCCATGCTGTTGAACTTGATTCAAAGTATAGGTAGTAATCGTAACCATCAAAATTAGTTATAAGCTTATTAATTTCTGTCTGGTAGATTGCCTTACTTGCAGATACTTCTGTTGTTGTTGTTAACGTATTTAAAGCTGCAATTTGGTTATTGTAGTTTTCAATCTGTGAAACTTTATAATAAAAATTAGACAATCTCTGCTCTGCTGAGCTGAAGAAGATAAAGTTTTCAAAGTTGCTATAGTCTGTATTTAGTTCCGCTCTTCTTTCTACTAAAATGCTGCTAAGTTGGTCTGTTAAACTTCTTGAAGGTGCATTAAGTAGGGTTGAAAAGTTTTGAAATTCTGTAGAGTTATTAGTCGTTTCTTGTACCTTGATGTTTAAATTAGGTCCTTGTAGTTTTATACTACTATCTACAGGTATTTCTTCTATTGGGTATTCTACACTGTAAGCAACCGGTTCTGATATTTTCTCTACGAAGGTAAAGAAAGAATTTAGTCCGTTTGTAGGTGGTAGCGGTTCATAAAGCTTTACCAGGATTGTATTATCTTGATATCCAAAATTAACTACTAGTAGTATAGTATCTAACCCTAGGTTTAGGTAGACTCCTTTAAATAACTCTCCGGTATTTAAAATAGTTTGTAGTGTGGTTACAGCTTCTTGAGTTTGTGCTACTGTAAAAGATGAGTTTTTAATTTTTAACTCTGTTCTATCAGATGAAATAGCAGAAATATAGAAAGCAGGGTTATTACTTAAGCTAGGTCTTAAAAAATTATAATTAACTCGATACTTTCCTTGAGTGTATCCGTTTTGTAGTAAGTCTTGTTCCGGATCTAGGTTTAACTCTGATACGTTGTTGTTTACTACTTTTCCGCTTATGACGGAGTAGTCTGTTGTTAGTCCCCCTAGTAAAACATCTGCACTGTCGTAGACATAGGCTTGAATTACATCCGTATCGACATTGAAAACATTTTGCAATGTAATGTTTGATATGCTAATGTTATCCACCGGGCTTATATCTTGTCCGGCAATGTTAAGTGGTACAATAGGTGTTATTATAGGAGTTGCCATTACTTAGTTGCTGTTAATTTAACGATAGATTGTTGTAATTCCAAATTTTCTTGTCTAAGAGCTGTAATTTCAGATTGAAGAGCTTGTATTTCTACGTTTACAGTGGTTCCTCCGATATACTCCGAACTTTGCTTAACTAAATACTCGTGAGAATTAATATCTCCCATTTTTGGTATTTGGTAAAATAAAGTGTTGTAGTTATTAAAAAATTCTGATACTGTTATAGTGTTACTGGTCGGCTGTTCTGCAGTCGATACAGGCGTAGTAAACTCACTGAATGCAGTGTTTATTGTGTTGTTCAGTTCTGTTCTGTTATACCCTATTACCTCTATGTTAATAATTTCTGCCATTACCCGTTAACAACTTTAAAAATATAATTATCATCAAATACTATGGTTGATGTTCCGATTGTGCTTTGAATCATTATCTTATAGTATCTTTCTGGTTCTAGTCCGTTCATATAGAGTGTGAAGTAATTTCCAGTAGCATCACAGCTCAATTTTGTGTAAGTGGTATCAAAATCAATTACATACTCATCAGTATCTACATCTTTCACTGCATAGTAAGAAGCTGTAGGTAAAGCGTAGTTGTTTGTGTAGACAGAAGCTGTCTGCCAGGTTCTAGCAGGGTATGTAGGTCTTACATTTACTCTAAAAGTATTAATACTATCTGGGTAGAAAACCCCGGGGTTGTCTTGTATACCCACTGTGGCCGGTAGTGTTGTTAATGTGCTTAGGCTTCCTGTAGTGTAACTAAAGTCATTCCATTTTACCTCTAATTGAGGAGGGTATATTGTATGAGTATCTCTTGAAAAGAACTGTAAGGTTACACTTCCTAAAATATTATCAATAAATTCTTGAGAACTAGACTGTCTGACGATTACTCCGTAATTTTGGAATGCGCTTGAAGACCAGTTGGCTACAATAGATGTAATATTAGTATTAATATCTAAATCTGAATAATAGTCAAAGCTTTGGCTTGCTTGAGAAGCAGTATACCAGACTCCTCCTCCAGCTGAGTTTGGATTTTTAGATAAGTTAAAAGATCCGGTAGTTCCTGGTGCAAAACCAGTAGTAGTCCAAGCATTACTTCCAGAATAAGATCTGTAGTACCACGATACTCCGTTTGCATTTTCAGGTAGATCTAAAAATTTACCAGTACCCATCGCCCAGTCTTCTGCAAGAGCATTAATACTTAAAGCAGTTGTTCCTGATAGTCCTGTCGAGTTTGCTACAAAACATCTTAGATTTGCTTGCCAGGTCGAAGTTCTTATTCTAGAACTGAAAAGAGATTGTAATTCCGGTTGGCTAAATTTGATTAAAAATCTAGAAGCCTGTGGATAAGATCCGTCAATTTGAAGTTGTGTTGTTTTATAATTACTAGATACATCTAAAATTTCATCTAGTCCGGTATTCATTGTAGGATATCCGGTGTAGATAGTTGCATCTGCAATTGGAAATAGTTTATATACTGCCATCTTATTTTAATTTATAAAGGTACCACTCTTCCTTTAATATCTGTTTCTGGATATTTAACTTCAAAAATACAAGGGTCTAAAGAAGGGTATACAACGTTGTTTTGTGTTGCAGATGACAGGTCATAAGAGTATTTAGAATATCCTAAGTTTTCTCCGGTTTTATTATTTAGTGTAACCGACTTAACTGTCTGCACTCCTGGTATTTTATCTAGAAGAATATTTAAATCTTTTAACATGATGGGCTGGTTGAATTGCCATTTTTCTATGTTAAAGTAGTTTTTTAATTCTGTTAAACAGTTGATTAAAACTTCATTATTATTAAAGTTAGGTCTTACAACTATTTCAAAATCTACTCCTACATTAATTATAAAACCATCCTTAATAGTCACTCTATCCCCTACCATTCTGTATTCTGATAGGTATGTTGAAAGATTTTGTTTAACTGTGTTAGAAACAGTTCTTAAATGTTTATTTGCATTATACCCCAACACATATAGGGTTAATGTACTTGCAATTTCTCCTGGGAGTGTTACCTGGTTTGCTTTGGTAGGTTCTACAAATGCTTTAGCAATTGATCCATAATTAGAAGGCATAGATAATGCTCTAACTAAATAATCGTTAGGAGTGACATTTCTTAATTGTGACTGGTAGGCAACTAGTGTGTTTTGTCTAATTTCTTCTAAAGTATCCCCTCCTGCTCCTCCGTCTGCTGCTTTGGCATTGTTGATAGCAATTGTTGAAAAAATATAATTTGCAGTAGTTCCGTTAAGATTATTTCCTAAGAAATTAATTCCTGCAGTTGTACTAAAAGTAGTTAATGTGTTTGCTTCAATATTAGATTGAACTCCTCCACCGGTTAAATAACGGACTGTTAAAGTGGTGTTTGCAGGAGCAATACCGTAAGTATCGGTATAAAGGAAGTTGGTAGGGTCGAAAGCTGTTGTTAGCTTAGATTGTTCATACGGTAATCCGATACCCACATTATTTGCATCTGGTGTGATTGCTTCATCAACATCGTTAGTTGTACCTGAACCGAATTGAATATCTAGATTAGTATTTGATCTAAAACGAGTTACAAAACGTCTTGCTTTTTTATCTAATTGTAAGATGTAAGGAGCATCTGTATCCTGGTAGGAATTCGGGTCATTAGGGTTAGTATTCTTTATTGAATTAAATACCATTTCTTGCCCTAAGTAAGGAACTTCATACCAAGTATTTCCTTCAGAGTCTGTAATATCTAAAACCTGGATTATATTCGGTGTTGTTAATGTGACTGTAGAAAAAGCTTGAGGTGCTCCAAAAGAGAATGTTTCTGTCTGTATTTGTGCAGAAATTGCTTTTCTGGTTTTCTTAAGTAAGTAGTACTGTGGATTTCCAGCAGAGATTTGGTATACTGAGATTTCTGTAGGGTCTAATGAGCTTGACACTGAAAAATCTACGCTATCCTGTATTAAGAAGTTAGAAGTTCCTCCGGCGTTTCTTACCTGTGTGTTTTCAGGGAAAAATAAAGCATAGTCAAAATCAGGTATGTAAGTTGATCCAGATAGTTTAGCAGGTACCTGTTGGTATAATTCAATTTCTACAGTAGCTGCTTTTGTTACCTTTGGTTTGTACCCTAACATATAAGCTAAATCATAAAGACTTCCTTCTTGCTTTGCATACTGTAAAAATGTTTCCTGTATTTGATTATCTAAGTAAAAAGATAATACATCACCCACATATGCGGATGTTTCAAGAAACATCATACCAGGGGAACTGGGACTGAAATCATTGTACGTATTTGGAAAATACGTTTTAGTGAAATCAATAAGTAGGTTTTTTAACCCTGCAAAATCCCTATTGAAGTATTTTATGTCTTTATTTTCAGCCATTATTTAAGTTTATTTCTAAAGTATCTGTTATTCCTGTATTTACAATATTGTATGTAATTTGAATGTATATAGTATTATAGTCTGGGGATGTCTGTATGCTTACTACTCCTTGGATGTTGGGGAAATATTTTTCTATCAAACTACTAATGTATGTTTCTATTTCTGATACACCCAGGGTAGTTATCTGCTCAAAAACAAACTTTCGCAAACCTGCTCCGAATGTTGGATTAAAAACTTTCTCCTGAGGTCCGGTTAATAGGAAATTAATTAGGTTGTTTCTAATAGCATCTTTGGTAGTAAATGTCGGTTTAAAAACTGCATTAGCTTTGAATGGTAAAGACACTCCTACTGCCTTGTTAGGATTTTGGTCTATAGGAGCTATCTTAACAAATCCAAATGCCATTATTTTTTATTTATTAAACTCATTATTTGGTTTAAGTTTACTTCCCCTGGAGGTAGTGAAGAACCCTCTCCTGCTGTGTTTATAGTTGCAGGTGGTCTGTATTCTTGTGAAGCTCCAAAAGACATAGCATCTGCCGATGATAGGTTTAAATTACCATTTCTGGATTCCATCATACCGTTAAGTAAAGATGCGTACTTCTCTCTAGCATTTATAGCAGGTGCTGTGGGTGTAGTATGCATTACTGTTTCTGTAATTGTTTGATTAGGTACACCATAACCACCTACCGCTACGGGTACTTTAGGAGAACGAACTGCTTCTAAAAGAACATCTTTCAATTCTTCTTGGATTGCTTCTTTTACAGTTTCTTTAATGATTTTTTTTAATGTCTTAATATCCATTTTTTATAAATATTTCTTAGTTAGCTTTTAGATTATCTCTGTTTATTATTAGTTTTAACTCCTCAATAAGCACTTGAGGATTCTGAGTAAAGGATGGTTCTGTTTGTAGTAATATAATTCCTTGACTATTTTTTGCTACAGCATACTTTTGATTCACCGTAGAAGAGAACGGCTTTTCCAATATCTCAAAAGTAAATCCTCGGTAGGTAGATTGTATATTAGAGGTTTCAGCGAGTTTAATCACATTAAGTAGTGTATTTACATCTTCCCCTAGTTGTTCTGGGGTTTCTCCACATTTTACAAGCACTTGGTCTATTATAGATAGTAACCCTACTATGAATTGCATTATTGAAGCAGCACTACTAACGTACTGTGTTCCTAGTTGTATTGCTCTTTTAAATTTAGTTAGTCTTGGTGTTCCATCAGGTTGAAAAGTGAGTGAGGTTCTAACATCATCTAAATCGCTTATAATAGCTACTGCTGCCCCGGGTACAGTCGGTGTAAACTTATTTGCAAGAGATGTAGCGGTCTTTAATAGGTTTAAGGTTGTAAGAGTATCTTCTGTTCCTGTAATTAACGGGGTTAAAGTCTGTAAGGAGATATCGATAACATTAATGTATTTTGCTGTTTTCTCTATGTCTGATTTTAAAGCATTTCTAATTGTTAGAACTTCCGATAAGATTGCTTTAGACGGGCATAAGTTTGGTAATTGCGGGTTTCCTGCTTCTAGTCCTGTAATACCTAGCTTAGATGCTTGAGTTAGTAAGGATGTTACTGCTTTAGACTTTAAATCTTCAATTTTAGTATTTATAGTCTGATTTACTTTATCTAAAGGGCTATCTTCAACAGCGGTTTCAATAGCTACACCAGTTGCAAGAATTGCCTGAAAGGCAAGCTTACGTTTTTCAGCTGCTCTCTTACTAGCTTCTTGCTTTCTTTGTTTTTCTAATTCTTCCGGTGTTATCATACTGTGAAGTTGTATTTGGATTTAAAAATGCTAGTGTCTATTGCAGTCAATCTGTTGATCCAACCTGGTGCTTTTTGATTTAAAGTTGGAATTGGCCCTCCGGAATTTGCTGCAGTAGCAGAAGCTATGGAAATTTCTCTTATGATAGAGATTAACTCTTTTACAACTGCTTCTAAAGCATCACCTAGTACTAGAGGTTCAGTTGCTGATTTGGAACCTAGGTAGATATTTTCTGTCTGGAAGGTTGCTTGACTTGTATCGATGTTTAATCCTCCGTTTGAACTTAAGCTTATGCTCTTATTAGAACTCAACAATAAATGATCTTCTGTAGAGTTGAGCACTAACCTACCGGAATTAATTAATATCTGCTTACCTGCATACCGGTCTGGAAGAGTGGGGGTATTTTCACTATAAGAAAAGTAATTTGAACTTGCTACCTGGAGTGGTATTTTTTGAGTAGATGTTAAGTAGATAGATGAAGGATCTTGGTTTATATTCTCTATAGTTGGTAAAAACCCTACCGACCCCGTATCTCCTTGTCCGTTTCGTAGTATAAAAATTGGATCACCTTGGTACCCTAGCTCCGACCAGTTATTAACTGCTTTATTGTTTTTCTGAACGGTAGAACCAAGTCTGATAGAGTTTCCTAATCTCCCTTCTAGTATAATATCTCCTTCAAATTTTTGAAGAGGTTTTATATTTGATCTTTCTTGAAAAGTTTGTCCTAGTACAATATCAGAGGATCCATCTTGCACTCTTCTAACAGCTCCGACTTGAGTTTGTTGGTAATCCCGTCTTTGCGAATCTGGTAGATTTTTGTTTTCAAAAATGTTGGGGATTCCATTATGGTGATTGCTGTTCCAAATACTTAAAGGGGTTAGGTAATAATAAACCTCTTTGAAGTTATTTGTTTGTATATCCGGAGAGGGTAGTGTGAAGATGTAAACTAACTCTTCAAGAAGCGGAAAGTTACTAAAATTGGAAAAGTAGGGTTTTGCAAAGCCTTCAGATTTATAAGTATCTCCTTTTACTTTCTTAAAGTAGACTGTTCCGATACCGTTCCATTCTCCTACATTAGAAAAATATTTACTAGTATCATCTAATACGATATCTTTGACTACTGCAACTTCAAAATTCATTATTCGATTGCTTTAATGTTGTTGATTTCTCTCATCAACTGTTCTCTCTCTTCTTCTGAAATGCCAAATGAATCTGTTGCAGATTCCTGATTTTGGAATATACGCTGTATGATTGTTGCTATTTTAATTAACTGTTCATCGTTTTTAACTCCAATTTCTAAATACTCTTTAATTAGCGGTACAATCAAAGTAGCATCCCCAGTATCTTCGATAAGGGGTCTTAGTTCGGAAATAAGGGTAGAGATTTGCTTTTCTTTTTTCTTTTGATTATCGTAAATCTCTTCTAAAAGATCACCAAATTTCTTATTCTTAAAAATTAACTTATCTAAACTCATAATAGGTCTATTTTTTATAAATAGAAAGCGGCACGGTTTAGAAAGTAGCGTATCCGTTCTCTAAATAGTATACGTAGTGTTTTTTATATAATTCCCCCAGTTCGTTAGCTATTTTAGTAATCTTAGGTGTTTTTACATCGATTTGTTCTCTAATATAGATGTAAAGTGCCTTTTTGTTAAAGATAGAAATCTTTTCTTTCTTTCTAAATATATCTAAAATAGCATCAGCAATCCTAGCATCCTCAGTTTTAGGGAATAGTAGGTAAATATTTTCAGTACAGTAGTCTACGAACATATCTAGAAATTCTGAAATTTCATCTACTGGATGTATTGTTTGATTGTCTGCTTGTATGCCATTGGTATCCAAAATATCCCCATACACATATTCTCCGTCTTCTTGTTCGATGTTTAAATTATCTAGAGAAAGTAATTCCATTCTCTTTTTATAATTTTTTTGATTTGAAGCTATTAGGTATCTTTTTGCTATTGTTCCAAAATATGAATAAGCTTTAGCGCCATTTGCAGGATTAAACCTGTCTAGTTTGGTCAATAGAAAGGTAATTACCTCATGTTGTAGATCCTCTAAGTTAGTTTCTTCGGTGTAGTAAAACTTAAAGGTGTGAATTAGGTTTTGTGTTAATTTAAAGAGAGCATAATGAATCTCCTCTCTGTATATTTTATTTCGCTCTATTTGATCCTCTGATTGTGTGTATCTGATTATAGCAAGTTCAGTATCGTGAGTGAAGTAGTTTTTATTCGTTGCTTCCATTGATTATTTTAAAGTTATTTAAACGTTCTTGAATAACCTTAATTTCTTCAAAAAACCACCCTATCTCATCATCACTTTTAAAAGTTTCTTTAGCATCAATTTTCTTCAAACGTGCATCACTGTGCTCTATGATTTTAGAAAGTTGATCCAGGTATTGTAGATATTGTGCTAGAATATCTTCTTGCTTCTCGTTTTTACGTAGAAGGTTATAGGTGGTGTAACCTAAAACTAAAATTAGGATGATGAGAGAGGTGATTAATGTTGCCATGTTTAGTTAAAAATAGAATCCATTGCATCTTTTAAGCCATCGCTTCCAATATTAGAAAGCGCTTTGTTTTTAGCGGCTTGTTGATGAGTGTTTGGATTTTTCGTTGTTGTTTCTTTTGAAATTGCAAATTGCTTTGATTTAGGTTGCTCAACAGGGTTAACAGTCATTTCAACCACTGATGCCATTAAATCTGCCTGATGTAAAATGTAAACAATTGCTGATTTAGGTTTGCTTTCTGGTACTCTAGAAATTAAGTAGGGTTTGTTACTATCATCATAAAGGCCGTCATGAGTTCTGATAGCAATCATTTCATTTATAGAATACTTGATACCTGCATCCTGAAGTAAGAATAAAGAACGGTCTGGGATGGTCATGAAACCCACTGCTGTATTATAAGTATAAACTTCACCTAAATTCTTTCTTCTCCATTCATCTTGTCCTGGAATGTAAAGATCATTTTCAGAATCCCCTACCTTACCTAAGTCGTGATTCATAGCTGCAAAGACTAATTCTTCAATAGTAAAGGTAGACATATCACAACCAAACTTCTCCCAGAGTTTTGCAAAATGTAAAGAAGCTTTAATAACACGGTTGACATGCTCAATATAACCTCCAGGAAAACAGTTGTGATATTTTGTAGTATGGGAAGCAGGCATTAAAATAAACCGATCTGCTCTTTCTTCATAGAAAGCACGCAATGCTTCTTTTCTAGGAGAAGAAATGTAACGATCAATGTAACCTAAAAATTCTTCCCAATTTGCTTGGATTTGCTCTGCCGATAAATTCATAACTAAGCCGAAATTTCATCATTAGTGATAGGTTCAATACTAATAAGACTTTTTACATCTTCTAATACCAATTTAGTTCTTTCTAAAGTTTCTAAATATTCCTTAATAGGTTGTTGTCTTTGAACTATTTGTTCTAAAGATCTTAAGTTATTTTCTAAAATATCTAACTTAATATTTACTTGATTTCTATATCTCATACTACTAATATAATAACTTATTACTTAATAACCAACTTATCTTCCCCCCTTTAGACTTTTTTTTAAAGCCCTATGTATGTATGATAAGACCTAAAAACTATAAAGGCAACTTCTTTTTAGAAAAGTTTATAAAATCTATAAAATTTTTTATGTATGCACACTTTTCGTATTCTTCAAGATCTGAAAAGTATTGAATGCTTTTATTACAAGCGAGTATAAACTCATCGTTTGCCTGCTGTAGTAAAGTCTCTTGATGTTTAGGATCTTCTAAAGTTAGTTTCTGCAAATGTGCAAAGCCGTTTGTAAAAACCATATAAGTGTTAAGCTCCTTAACATTATCAATATCGACATCAGGGTTAATAGCCTTTAAGAAATCTACGGAATTTTTTATAGCAGCTTCTCCTTTTAAGATCATCTTAGTGAATAATCCCATTAATACATAAGGATGTTCAGAAAGGTTAGTAATCTCCTTTGTAGGTGTCTCACTAGGGTTTTCCGATTCAGAATCAAAGAGACTAAATATACTATCCGGATTCATATTATAATGTTGTATAACCTATATAAAAAAGGGATACCCTAAGATATCCCTTCTAGTTTGCATTGGGGCTATGCTTATCCTTGACTTAGGATAATATTTTTATTGAAGTAGGTAATTGTATTTGCAATTTGACGAATCAATTTCTCATCACCTAATTCTTTAGCTGCACGGTAGGCATCTGTTAATTCACTGAATGCTTTCTTAGATTCTGAAGATCCTGCATCAATATCCTCAGTGCTATCCATGTCCATATCTACCTTAGTATCTCCGTCAGTTGTATCTAAATCCAAATCTAGATTATCTACATCATCACTAACATCCACATCGGTATCTTTCTCCTCTTCTTTTTTCTTAGCTTCATCCAAGCTATCTACTTCATCATAAGCATTAATACCGGCAGTAGTTTCAAGTTCTGCAAGGATTGCTTCTTTAATTTTCTTTTTAGCTTCTTCCTTAGACATCTTACCAGAAATTCCTTCTTTGGTCATCATGTCTAACGCCATTCCAGCAGACTTATCATCAATATCCGGGTTACTACCAGGAACATAAACAGGACCGGTTGACTCTGTCAAAATACCGGCAAGTTTCTGCATTCTTGTAAATTCTCTATTCATTTTTAAAAAGCGCTTTATTAATAAATAGTAGATTCTTTAGGAAAGTTCCTTTAGGGATAATAAAGTTGCTCTTGAGACTTCTGGAATACCGTGTAGCCTAACTGCACCACATTTAACAAACATAGAACCTTTGCTAACCATGAATGCTGAAATAGGGCCATGGGGTGTAGGATCCCCTATGTAAAATTTTTTATTATCTGATAACCTCCAAACCCCGCCAATACGTTTTTCAGGATCCAAAGCAATTATTCTCCATGAGCTGTTCATAAGCTAAAGATAATAATAAGAAGTGAAAAAGGCAAGGATTAACCCTGCCCTCTAGACACCTTAACGTAATTTTTAGAATTTTTATTTTTAGACATCTTAGTCTTGGCATGAATGCCTTTTCTAGAAACCTTCGGTTTTGCAATCTTTACAATAACAGAGGCGGTTTTTGATTTTCCTTTAGATGGTGCCATAGTTACTGATAAATATTAAGAAGTGCCTTTAATGCGTAATTGTGAACCGGTAATAGGAACTGCAGTAACAAAAGTAATAGTTCCACCACCCGGTGCAACTACTGCTGACATTTTATAGTTATCTGCAATCAGATTTATAATACCGGCAGAAGTAGTAAAAGAGCCTGAGATAGAAGGAGTGGAGCCTGAATAAAAACCAGAAGCGTTTGTAATAGTCTCTAAAGAATAATATGATGCACCTGCTAAAGAATTAGTAACTGCAAAAATAGTCGTATCTCCGACATTCAAATTAGTAGGAAAGAAAGAAGACGAGTCTACTACATTAACCGAATAGGTAGCCATATACTATAAATAGTAGACATTCTTTAACTTTAATTGTTATCCTTTTAATACCTCCTTCTTAGAAGATAATTTATCAATACGAGAATCAATATAAGATATAATATCTCTTTTTTGATCTTCCATAAGAAGTAGATAACGTTGTTCTAGACTTTCTATTCTAGAATTTAAATATCTAACCTCATCAGATATAGTGTTATAAATATTTGAGTTATTTTGTTGAATTACTTGCTGAATGCTTTCCTGCTCCTTCTTCAAATTGTGCATCTTAACCATACCCACAACTACTAGCGTAACAGTCGCTACACCAATAACTGCAAGCATACCTAAAACGAATGATATAATTTCCATGTTGTTTTTCCTTTCTATTTTTTAAGTTAAAGAATGTCAAAGAACGTCTACTAGTGGACCATACTGGACTCGAACCAGTGACCTTCGCTTTATGAGAGCGCTGCTCTAACCAACTGAGCTAAAGGTCCATATTGTAGTTAAGATGGGACTCGAACCCATAACAATGCAACCATTAAGGGTGTGATAACCATTTTCACATTACGCATTACTTAACTAACATTAAACCGACGTAGGGTAAAATTAAATGTTCGCTGAAAAGTCTTAAAGTTTAAGTTTTTCCTCTCTTGAACTTTGAATTCTAAATCTTAAGGCGCAAAATCAAAATCAGTATCTAAGCATCATGTCTTATGTAGATAGTCTCCTATCGAAGTTGTTGTAGATCTGCAAGCAGATCAACGGCGCTACTGATTCAATCTCACCCTTTAACTCGGTTATATCTTTGTGATGGCATTAAATGCCTCAATCTCTTCTTGAATAGTTTCAATTTCTTGTTCCCAAGAAGCAAC